GGTAACTGGGCAGTTGTAAGCCCAACTACATTGACACTACTACAATCTGCTACTACAAGCGCATTTGCTCGTACAACAGAAGGTACATTCGAAGCACCTACAAACACCAAGTTTGTTGGTACATTGAACAGCGCAATGAAAGTGTATGTTAACACATACGCTGAGAACGACAACGTTCTTATCGGTTACAAAGGTGGTTCTGAGTCTGATGCAGCAGCATTCTATTGCCCATACATTCCATTGATGAGCAGTGGTGTTGTTCTTGACCCAGCAACTTTCGAACCAGTCGTGTCATTCATGACACGTTATGGTTATGTTGAGTTGACAAACACAGCTTCTTCTCTAGGTAATGCAGCTGATTACTTGGCGACTGTTGCTGTAACATCCGCTAACCTACGTTTTGCTTAATCAGTAATACGTATAACGCAAGTTCAAAAAGGCTCTTCGGAGCCTTTTTGTTTGACTTAAATATCGGGATGAAAGTAGAATCAGACAAAGATTTTCTAGAATTAAGAAAACAGTTTAATGTTTGGAGAAAGCGTTTTCCAATGTTTACGCATGATGTTGATCAAATAGAAAATATTATCGAAAGCAGAATTCAAAATTACAGCATCGCCCTTGTTTATTACAGACAAACAAAAGGTAAAAATCATTTAGAACGTGCCCAACAAGAAATAGATGCTATCAACACAGTGTTAGCCACAGTGGAAAAAATGGAACTGATGAGTCTGCTGAGCCGCGGATAAATAAAGTATCTAGAAGAATTATGCGGTACCCGCCGCGTAGACCTAGAACGTCAAACACAAGGAGAAACAAATGGGACGTCCACTAAGAAAAGATAGAGCAGGTACTGATGCTATCGGTACCCCACTAAGTACAGCAACTGGTATTCGTGTTGAAGCATATACTGATCAAGCATACACAGATGCAACTTATAACATAACAACTAATTATGCTTACATTGTTAAGCAACGCGGTGCAAAAACTTTTGTAGTTGCAAATCAAGCAGGAACAACAGCTGTTTGCAAGTTACAATCAACTATTCCAACCGCCGCAGGTCAAATGCGAATCAACGGATATATTGGCGGAAACGGTGCAGTACCAACCCCAATCGCAAAGATCACCAAGCGTGTTGCTACAGACTTTAACGGAAAACGTTATACTTGGATATTATTAAACGATTCGTCATCAGATTATATTGCACTAACAGCAACTTAATCAAGGAAGTCTAATGGGACAGTTTCTCAAAGTCAACGGTGACTACAACATTCGAGCAGGCGATGGTGCCAAGATAACACTTGACACCGGCCCTGCTGCGAGTGGCGGGTCAGTTAGAGTCACCGGTAATCTTGTGGTAGAAGGTGATACCTTTAATATCAGTACCACTAACTTAACCATTGAAGATAATATTATATCGCTGAACACCGGAGAAGTTGGTCCGGGTGTATCGCTGGTATATTCAGGCATTGAAATCGAGCGTGGCAACACATCTTCAACATCCCCACAGAACAATGCTAGTTTCCTTTATGACGAAAGCACCGATACTTGGATACTGGCACACGGATCGGCTCCAGGACCTTTTAATTTCGACGCCAGTAGACTTAGACTAAAACAAATATTGACCAACAGTGCTACTGATTCGGGAGACCTCACCCTAATAGGTACTGGTGGTGGTCTAGTAAAAGTTTCTGGTACAACAACCTATGAAGCAGAAATACTTGCAAGAGAATCTGCAGTTCCTGGCAGCGTTGATGATGTATTGCCAAACAAAAAATATGTTGATGATGCAATTCAAAATAATCCTACCTTTCAGATTGTTGCGCCACAGAGTCAAGATACAAGAGTTGTTATTGCAGATAAAGAAATAACACCTAACATTTCGGGTCAAGCTGGATCGTTGGCTTATTTCACAGCAACAACTAATTTTAACACATATGGCGAAAGTGCAGTATCTGTTATTGTAGATAATTCTTTAGTTGGACAATTCTATTCTAATAGATTTGAGGTTGGCGATTTAGAAATTGGCGGCGGCATTGATCGTAATGAAATAACTTCTAGAGCAAGTATTACCAGTGAAAACATTATTATTAGAACTCAAGGCACCGGTAAGGTAGTACTCAATTATGCTTTACAACTTGAAAGGATTGGAACGTCGGGCGAAACACCACCTCTAGGATCCCCATTTAGTCCTTCAACCCCTGCATATGTAAGCGGCAGTATATTAATATATTCTAGTTCTGCAGGAGTCGGAAGCACCGGATTATGGTTTGTAAATGACACATTGGATGCAGCTAGTAATCCAGGCACCGGCGAGTTGATAAGTAAAAACAAAGCACTGGTATTCAGCATGCTATTTTAAGAGACAACTATGATAAGAAATTATGAAACTCCAGAAGGCACACTATCACTGATAGATTCTACTGATGTCACTATACCTAAAAGAGTGTTTACCAGCTCAACCACAGGTGGTCCTATTGCTGGCGGTGTAGTAGGCAGAGAAAATGCTGTTACTACCATAGCATTATGCAACACCGCCACACCAGATCCAGCAAACGAAACTGCTGATTCAGTCACAGTTAGTATCTACGTGGTACGTAGCGGACTGAGCTATGGACCGGGTAATCGCATAGTAAGTGAGCTTGTTGTGCCAGCAGGTGAAACTGTGTTCTTCTCAGAAGAACGAATGGTGTTAGCCAGCGGTGATCAGATATGGGTTGGTACTTCATCCGCTGCTAAGTTAGCTGTCACAGTGAGTGCTCTAGCAGTATGAAATTCTTAAAGACTAAAAATATTTCTCAGTTCAGCATCAACGATCGTGCGCTGATTTATTATCCTGCCGGTAATGGCCCAGGCAACAGAGTAGTGATTAATGCCAACGGTGGTATGATGCTGCCTAAAGGTACCACTGCACAACGACCACAGACGACCAGTGTGCGACAGCCTACAGATGCCAACGGCACAATAAGATATAACACAACAATTCCCGCATTAGAAGCCTATGTTGGCGGAGCATGGGTTATCGTAGCCAGTCCGTTGGGGTCTGCTATTGTCAAAGAACAATTAGCTCCGGCAGGTGACGGCGTATCTACTATTTTTGGTCCATTGAATGCTACTTATGCACCATCGTATGCTGCTAGTGCAGATAATATAATTGTATTAGTAGAAAATGTCATGCAGATTTCTTCTACAAACTTTTCAATAAGTCAAAATCCCTCATCCACAGGATCGGGTGCTGAAATCAATGCTACATCATTAAGCATTCTTAATAACGGTACCAGTTATGTGATCACTGATGTAGGGTCAACAACATTTACATCATTTGGCGCAGGTGCAAATACAGTAGGTACAGTATTCACAAAAAGTGGTGGAACTCCTACAGGCACAGGTAAAGTGCGAGTTGCTGGATATTATATCACATTTGCATCAGCAGTGCCAGCATCAGGAGGAGGCGGTAATCCAGTTTACGTAACTGTATACTACGGATACGCCAACTAATCATGAGTCAATTGGGGCGCATAGGCGGACAGGTACTCACAGACAATCTGTTACGTGCCGGTGTTGACCTTGCATTTGAAACCAATCTACTGTATCTTGATGTAACTAATCAACAGATTGGTATACGAGATTCGACTCCGATATACACGCTGGATGTAAACAACAACATCTATGCCAACGAGTTCACAGTTGTCACACAACTTGCTCCGGGTAATTTACGATTTAATGCCCCAAACACTATTTCTACCAGCGTGGGCGGTATTGATGTGTACATCAACGGCAACGGCGACATCTTTCACGATAGGCTTACCACAGCTAATCTCATCTTAGATGGCAATCTTATATCTAGTTCAAGTAACAGCAACATAGTGTTTGATCCTAACGGATCAGGCACAGTAGAATTAAAAGCCAATGCTAATATCACTGGAGATCTTGCAGTCAGCGGCAATATCAATATCAACGGCAATCTCTCAGGTCAAAGCACACTGACGTTTGGTGATAATCAAACATTTGACACTGTGACCATAAACACTGATTTCACACAGAGTATTATACCCGGTGATGATTTAACCTATGTCATGGGCGCAGATGCAGGAGATTCTAGTATTCGTCGTTGGGCTGAATTACATGCGTCACAGTGGCAATACATTGATAACGGAGCATGGCCAGGTAGCGGAATCCAATCGCAGTTTGCTACTATCAGCAATCAAACATTTATTGATGGTGTTAATAATAAAATATCAACGATACAATCCAATGAAGATATTATATTAAATCCGCACACTGGAATAACATTTATAGAAAACACTAAATGGCAAAACAATGATATCACAAATTTATTAAATACTCCGCTAACTCTAGTGTCTACAGGCACAGGTTACTTTAAAATTACTGGTACAAACGCTATGGTTATCCCCTCAGGTGATGATTCTCAGCGAAGACTTATTCCTGAACTAGGAGAAACACGTTGGAGTACTCAGCAACAATATCTTGAGTGTTACGATGGATCAGTATGGATAGTAGCCACCGGTGGAGGAGAGATTGTTACTCAAGAGTACATGGAAGATCTTGGATTTATATACAGTGCTATACTGGGATAATGCCAAAAATGATAAATAAATTTAATTGCAGAAAAGACCATTTTTGCAGGATTCGACTGCGGTAAACCGGCAAAGAGCGCAAGCTGAGAATCTGGTTAACGGTGTAACACCGGGTAAATTGGAGAGCTAATGGCTATCGGTCGCATTTCCGGTCAGCTCTTGAAGTCAAATCTTCTTCGCGCAGGCGAAAATTTGGCATTCGAGACTAACCTACTCTATCTAGATGTTGTTAACTCTCGTATCGGGATAAAGACAACATCACCCACCACTGACCTAGACGTTAACGGACACCTTCGATCTACCAACGTCACAGTAGACAATCAATTAAACATCGGAAGCCTGCACTTCACCGGCAACACAATAACCAGCGATTCTAACACCATAGCATTTGCTGCGGCAGCAGGCGAAGCCACAGTATACCATTCAAGACTGCAGATAGATGATCTACAACTGCAAGGCAACATAATATCAACCACTGTCAGCAATAGCTCGATAGAAATAGATCCCAACGGTACCGGCACAGTTAACATCATAGCCAACACCAACATCACTGGCAATCTTGTGGTCACTGGCAATGTCAATGCCACAGGAAACATAGTCATCGGCGGTAATATAACTATCGGTGATGCCCTCACAGACAATATTGTTATTAATGCCAGTATCAAAAGTGATCTAGTTCCGGAAATAGATAACATCTACGATCTTGGATCTGCAAGTTATAGATGGCAGGCCGTATACTCGAATACCTTGTATACCACAGCTATTAACGTGCCCGCATTGGATGTTGGTAATTTGATGTTCAGCGATAATGAAATTACCACTACAGCTGGACAAGATCTTTACATTGACGGCAACGGCGCAGGCGGGGTGAGACTAGGAAATTTCCGTATAGTAGATAATGTTATTACTAATCTAATTTCAAATGCAGTATCACAGATCGCACAGAGCGGAACAGGGTATTTAAAAATTCAAGGCACTAATGGATTTGTACCCCCAGTGGGATCAGACGGTGAACGTCCTACAGCGTATGCAGTATTGGGCATGACTAGATATAACTCTAATTCTAAAGCTCTAGAAATATGGGACGGGTTTGCTTGGGCATCACCAGCAGGTGCCAGCGGCGCTGTTTCGGAAATACAAGCCAACGACATTTCAGCATCATTTGCTATTGCACTAGGATAAAAATAAAATGCCAACCCTATTTAGACACGCAGTTACGACATCAGTAGGTATTACACCTGTAGATGTATTACAAATTCAAGAAGGAGTCAGAGCCACAGTGATTGGATGTAATATTGCCAATATCACAGACTATGACACTGTAGTTGTCAACATGTATGTAGTAGACGAAAACTCCACACAAGCCACATATGTGCGGGGTATTATCATAGCTCCTAACACCACCGCCAAAGTTATTACACAGGGTGAAAAATTAATTTTACCTGCAACTTCGGGAATTCGAATTGAAACAGATACCGAAGATAGTGTGGATGTTACCATCAGCTATGTTGAGATATCATAAGGAACAATTATGCCAAGCCCATATTATTTAGGTCAAAGCCCAGATGAAGCACTAGGAGATTCGCCAAGGTATTGGTATGCATTGAGAAGAAACGAGGACGGTGAATTATTTTTGTTACGTAGCGATCAACTCAAAGACAAAGACAGTATTGAATTAAATCTTCCAGGAGCACCTGATGAAAACTTTGAAGATTTTGAACCAGGCGTTGACTATTTCGACGGTATTCGAGCAGATCACGAAGTTGAATATGAAAATTTAGTATGGACACAATATCGCTGGGACAATAGAAACATGTTGTACTATGTTGACACCCAGGGAAGACTAACACAAAGAATAAATCAGGGATATAATTATCCTACAGGACACTCAAGTTAACTCGGAATAAATTATGGCAGAATTTAAGATCAGTAGGATTAGATATACATGGCGCAATGCTTGGGCTACAACCACGGTGTACAATCGTGACGATGTAATAAGATACGGTGGAAGCACATGGATCTGTCAACGTCAACACACCGCTGGAACATTTGCCGCAGACCAAACATATCTAGCTAATCAAAACGACACACAGCCAAGCCCAGCTTGGCTTAAAATGACCGATGGCTATGCCTGGAGAGGTGGATGGACGACTACTCCAACACTGTACAATCCTGGAGACATCGCATTACACGGCGGTGTTATATATCTGTGCGTAACTAGTCATACGTCAACATCGACCTTTGATGCTAACATAGCCGATTGGACTGTATATCTTAGTGCAGATAATTGGAGAACTGATTGGGCGCCTAGCACCAGATACGGCATCGGAGACATAGTAAAATACAACGGTACTGTATATCGTTGCCTAGTAGGACACACATCATCTAGCACTGCCCTTGGGTTGGAAGTTGGAAACAATGATACTGAAGATGACAGTACTGGAGAATTATGGCAAGCAGTCTACGAAGGAATAGCATATGTAGGTACATGGACTGCAACTACTAGATATCGTGTTAATGATTTAGTTAAATACGGCGGAAGTGTTCTTCGTTGCATAGTAGGACACGTGGCTGGCACAAACATTACCAATGCTAATTTTGTTACAGAATTTCCTGGACAGAATTTTTATAACTCGTGGTCCAACGTTGTTTACTACGCTGTTGGAGACATAGTTAGACATGGCGGATATCTCTACGTAGCTGCCGTTAACAATTACGACAGTATCAGCCCGTCACAAGACAGCATAAATTGGACTTTGTTGTCCAAGGCAGTAAATTTCGTAGGAACATGGAATGCCGATGTGGATTATAAAATCGGTGACGTTGTACGCCGAGGTGGAAATTTATACATAGCCACAGCAGATACCACCAACGATGGCAGTTCATTAGATTATTTAGATGCAGGAAATTGGGAAGTAGTTACCACAGCTCAATCTTGGCGCGGCTCGTGGATTGAAGATATCACCTACGGTGTTAACGATATTGTAATATATCTTGGTAACACCTATGCCTGTAATTTTGAACACACTGCTACTGATCAAAATCTTCCAGGAGATAACGGATCAGAATTTTTCTATTGGGATCTATTGCTGCAAGCTGGCCAACCGGCTGGTATGAATCTGCGAGGAGAGTTGCTGACATTCGACCTTTCAAGAACCCTACAAGGTGATGGCAGCTCGTTTGGCCCCACAGCTGTGACTATAGGTGAAGCAAATCAAGTAGTCATTGTCAACGACCAAAACAGTGTCGACTATGCGTTCTGGGGTGATTTAACCAGAGTGCGATATGTAGATCTTACTGGTGTCGATGACAACACCGATCCAGAACGTGGAACCAGTCAGTTTCTTCCTTGGAGAACCATACGTTATGCCTGTGAGCAAGTAGATGACGGTTTTGCCGGCAACACCACTATCAAAGTTGCAGTAGGAGAATACCTAGAAATAACTCCTATCATAGTTCCACGCAACACTGTGGTCCTAGGTGCAGAATTAAGATCCACAACTATCAAAGCATCGCCGTCAATATTATCTACAGCAGATCGTCCCTATGCTATTGCAGTACTGAATAGAATTTCGGGAATAATACAGGCTGTTGTTGCAGGAACCGCAATTAGTCCTCCAAAATCTGCAGGCAATATTTTAGATCCTGTAATCGCAACTGGACCAATACCTGTTTCATTTGATCCGCCACAGTACGATGAATTTGGTCAAGAAATTTTTGACACAGTGACCCAACCTCTTAGTACTAGCGGTGTTGCTGCAATAGCTATTCAGGCTAAAATTGCCAACATGATATCCTATATCAACTTTTATGTTAATTCATCAGGATCAAATCCCACATTAGTGAGCACAAATACTGCGGTAACAGACACAACATATACCAACACTGTGTTACAATTAGAAGCTAACAAAGAATTTTTAGCTGCAGAAGCTGTGGCTTTTATGCAGGTAACATATCCTAGTTATGAATTTGACATAGAGTCTTATAAAACAAATGTGCGTAGATATATAAACGCCTGGAAATATGACATAATTTATACCGGTAATTATAAATCATTGCTAGAAGCAAGGTACTACAGAAACAATGTACTAGGATGCACCGACACAGAAGATATGTTTTATGTAAGAAATGCCACAGGCGTTAGAAACTGCACACTAAAAGGTCTTGAATCATCGCTGAATCCACCGGCAGCATTTGATCTGTATCAGTTGCCGCTAGGTGGCGCATACGTATCACTTGATCCGGGATGGGGTACTGCAGACACACGTACATGGATCGATACTCGCTCACCGTATATTCAAGGCGTTACTACCATAGGCACAGGCTGTGTTGGACAAAAAGTTGACGGATCGTTGCACGGTGGCGGTAATCGATCTATAGTAAGCAACGACTTCACACAGGTGCTCAGCGATGGTATTGGTGCATGGGTATTGAATAATGCTAGAGCTGAATTGGTATCTGTGTTTTCATACTATGCACACATAGGATACTTGGCACAAAATGGCGGTATAATTAGAGCTACCAACGGAAATAGTTCATACGGCACATACGGAGTGATTGCAGATGGCATTGATGCCACAGAAGTTCCGGTGATAGCAAGAAACTATACCAGAGCACAGCAGGCCATAGTAGCAGCAGCATTTGCTGGAGACTTTGTTGACGAGATACAGATTTTAGAGTGGAACAACGCAGGACAAGACTATTCTAGCGTAACAGCTTCTTTTGTTGGAGCTGGCGTTAATGCTGAAGTGGTATTTGAAGACTTTCGTGACGATGCTGTATTTGAAGCTAGATTGTTAGATGCTAATGCAGGCACGGAAACTATTGCACAGGCCATAGGAGGAGGCGGATACACTCTGGTACAGAACAATGCACAGACCGGCGACGCTACTACTATTACCATAGCTTCTAATGATGCAAATTCTATAACAGAATATCTTGGCATGCGTATTATTCTCACTAGTGGGGCAGGCACAGGTCAATATGGATACATCACAGCCTACAACAATGTCTCAAAAGTCATAACAGTAGCTAGAGAATCTGATGATCAGCCAGGTTGGGATCATGTGGTTCCAGGCAAACCTCTTACAATACCTTTGCTGACCAATACCACATACAGAATAGAACCCAGAGTGATATTTTCAGCTCCTGCATATGCAGCACAGGAGATCGTTGTGCCAACCAGCACCACCTGGACTGATATCATCTACGGTGATACCACCGAATCCTATACTAACATAGCAGTTAATGAAGCAGGCACTGGCACAGTAGATATAACTGTGACTGCCGCACTGGCTACATTTAACGTGGTAAAACAAGGCAGAAATTATACCATAACTATTAATAATAGTGGCGCAGGCTACGAAGCAGGCCAATTGTTGACCATTGATGGCGATCAACTTGGCGGAGCAACCCCACTTAATGATTTAATTATTTTAGTAACTGATGTCAGCGACGACAGCACCAACTCAATTTTAGCTGCAGAACAAAAAACCTACGGCACAGGCGAAGACAATGAAGCTGCCAGCGGACGATTTGTAGCAGTTGCTTCAGGCGGTTCGGCTGCACTGTACAGTGAAGACGGTACAAATTGGACTAGTTTTAATATGCCGACTGCAGGTGATTGGAAATGTATAGCAGCAGGCAGAGTAATATATCCTGCAGCAGGAAATTATCAATTTGTAGCCATACGCCAAGACAGTAATGTTGCGGCTAGCTCGATAGACGGTATAAACTGGACAACGCGAAGTATGCCAGCATCACGACTATGGAATTCAGTTATATACGGAGGCGGATTGTTCATTGCGGTAGCCACTGATTCAAATTTAGCAGCATATAGTTTGAATGGAATTAGTTGGTCTAGTGTAACATTGCCATCGGGCGATTCCACTATTAACGAATGGACAGATATAGCCTACGGAAAGAATACTTACGTGGTGTTAGGAAACAATGGAAACAGTGTGGCCAAGGGCACATACAATTCTACGTTGAACACATGGTCATGGAATTATTATATCATGGACGTGATTGCAGACTCAAGCGCGAAAGGATGGGTCAGCATCACTTATGGTAACGACAGATTTGTTGCTATATCTAGCACAGGTGACGTGGCCTACAGTTTCGATGGCGAAGACTGGTTGCCAGCTACTATGCCATCACAAGACGGAAGCACAGCACACAACTGGAAGAAGATTCGCTACGCACAAGGAGTGTTCTTTGCCATAGGTGACACTGGCGCCCGCAATGTTGGTGCTGATCCAACAGCAGGGCCTACAAATTATGCAGCACAATCTGCAGATGGCGTGGTATGGACAGCAAGAACATTGGCTACTTCTGCAGAATGGGTCAGCGTGGCATTTGGTACTCCTCATACAGATGCTAGAGATTCCACAGTGGGCAAAAGCACACCAACGTGGATAACCATAGATAACACTGACAAGTTCAATAAAATACAGACCGGTGCACGAGCCTTAGGTCGAGTCACACTAAGTTCTGGTATCATACGCTCAGTGAAATTATGGGATCCGGGTTCGGGATATACAGAAGGGCCTACCTGTACATTTGTTGATCCCAACAACGGAACTGAAGCAAGGATTGAAGCAAGAACAGCCGACGGTGTTATAGGCAGTACTAGTTGGATCAATCGAGGATTGGGCTATCGTACTCTTAGTACCACAGTCACAGTCCTCGGCAACGGATTTGCAGATGTCATTCCTTCCGGCAAATTTATTGTTATAAACGATTTGACCAGTTATCCAACTCTTGGTGCTAATTTAGTAATCTCAGGATTGGCTGGATCATACACATTAGTGAGCCTTGAAGAAATAGGGCCCACAGATAGAGGGCTGGCCGCAAGAATACGCATTTCGCCTGAAATCAAAGTTCGTGATAATCTATCACATCTTCAAGCAATCACAATTAGAACCCAGTTTAGCCAGTGTAGAATTACCGGTCATGATTTCTTAGACATAGGCACAGGCAACTTTGAAGAAACTAATTATCCTGAATTGTATGCAGGATTCTATACCCCTGCTCCAGAAAACGAAGTAGTAGAACTAGATCGAGGCAGAGTGTTTTATACCTCAACCGATCAAAGCGGTAACTTTAGAACTGGCGAGCTATTTGCGGTTGAGCAAAGCACAGGAATAGTAACTATCAGTTCTGATTTCTTTGATCTAGGGGGTTTATCAGAATTGAGATTGGGTGGTATTAGAGTAGGTGGAACAGGAGCAGTGGTTCGAGAATTCTCCACAGATCCTTTATTCACAGCAGATTCCAACAACATAGTACCAACTCAACGTGCGATTGCAGCATATCTTGCTTCAAGACTAAGCGTGGGCGGTTCAGAAATTGCAGTAGGTAGTTTTATCGCTGGTACAGTTCTAGTAGGACCTGACAGAATTAACAACGTCGCAAACCTGCGCATCATAGTGCCGGTAAGAGCAGAATTTGATAGTGCAAATTCTGGAATATCTGGTTCGATACTAGCACAGACAATGTTTTACAAGTCTTTCAATTGATTCACATAACAAACTAAATATAGAATACGGAGTAGAAAATGGCAGAATTTAAATTAGGTAGAATTCGATTTGTATGGAAGAATACATGGACATCGGCAACAACATACTACATTGATGATGTTGTTAGATATGGTGCTCGCACATATATTTGTGCGATAGGGCATACTTCTGCTGCAGATTTTAATACAGATCTAGAATATAATCCAACTAAATGGAATCAAATGAGCGACGGTCAATCGTGGACCGGCGATTGGAATGTCAGCACTTTCTACAAACTCAATGATGTGGTCAAATACGGTGGACTCCTATATATTTGTAATGACAGTCACACTTCTGCAGCTACTACAGCGTCAGGACTAGAAGCTGACCAAGCTAAATGGACGGTGTACGCAGAGGGATTTGATTGGAAAACCAGTTGGACAACTTCTACTCGTTACAAGGTAAATGACCTAGTCAAGTACGGCGGCTACACCTATGTGTGTAATCTTCACCACACCTCGGCTGCTACCGCAGCATCTGGGTTGGAAGCAGATCAAGCCAAATGGGATACATTTAATCCCGGTGTAGAATACAAGGGTACATGGTCCACTGCTGTTAGATACAAACTCAATGATGTGGTCAAATACGGTGCTGGATTGTGGATCTGTGCTATTCAACATACCGCAGATGCAGCATTCTTAACAGACAGTACCGCAGGTCGATGGACCCAGTTCACTGAAGGCACTGAATTTGAAAGTACCTGGAATCCAGCCACACTTTATCAACCAGGTGATGTTGTGCAATATGGCGGCAATCAATACATTGCAAAAACTGTGCATACAGATGCATTTGTTCCGTCAAGCGTTGGTTCGGCCAACTGGGATCTGTACACAGAAGGATTTAAATTTCAATCTGCGTGGGCAGGTGGAACTTCTTATGAAGTAGGTGAAGTGGTTAGCTTAGGCGGTTATACCTATTTGGCAGCACAAGATTCTCCTTCAACCACAGTTACTGTTACAGCAGTTACAGCAGCCACAGATACATTTACTATAGCCAGCACCAATGGTATTGTTGTGGGTATGGCTGTAAGATTCTCCGGCACAACATTTGGTAATGTGTTTACTACTGCTAGATACTACGTGAAAACTGTGGCAGCAGGCAATATCACCATCAGTACTACTCCAGGTGGAACAACATTCAATATAACTGCAGATGCTAGCGGCACGATGACTGCTACTGTGTCAGCAGAACCGCCAAACACCACATACTGGTCACAACTCAATGCTGGTATCAACTGGCAAGGCCTGTGGTCAGATGACCGAGATTATCTGCTAGGCGATGCTGTAAGATTTGGCGCAAACGCCTATATCTGCCTATTATCTCATAGATCAGAAGGTGATGACGGATCTACAGTAGGCGCAGCAGGTGGCGGTCAGGCAAACAGCAGACCCGATCAAGACACTGCAGGTACATACTGGAGTCTATTAAGTGTGGGATCCGAAACTGATATTCTTTCAGTAAGAGGCGATTTAGTATACTATGGCGGTTCAGGTCCCACAAGACTGCCAGTTGGCCGAGAAGGACAAGTATTAACCTCTAACGGTATCGATCCAGAATGGGTCACTCTAGGTGAAACAGACCACACATATTTTGTAGCGACCACAGGCGTTGACTTGCCTTCACCTATACATGGCAGAACTTGGGACAAGCCTTGGAAAACCATTCGATATGCCTGTGAACAGGTAGAACGTGGTCCTAGAAATCCAGATGCACGATATCTACTAGAATTAAATCGTGTGTTCATTCAACGTGAAGTCACAGAGTTTATTCAGCGTCAGATCACCACAAACACAGCACCGTTTACCTCTGCATTTGTCTACGATGATTTCAAATGCGAGCGAGATGTAGGCTTCACACTAGATGCGGTAACATATGACCTATGCCATGGCGGGAACATTAAATCACGCGGAGTTGCTAATTCATTGATCGGTGGACTCAGCGAGGGTGAAACAGAAGCATACCCAGGATTGGCCATTGAATCGGACGAGTCTGTGGCTGCTTATAACTACATGCTCACTGTGATCGGAAATGTGTTGACACAGACAGCTCCAACCATAAACTATCAGACACTAAACGGTGATAATTCTACTGCCACAGTGGCTCAATATTTCAACAGCGATCTTACAGCAGAAGCTGATGCCCTGACCACAGTGACAGCAAGTGTCACACTTATTACAAATGCTATCACTGCACGAGCAGCAGCTGTTACAGCACCACAGATAGCAGCGGCCATAGCCAGCGTACCAGCAAGACGCAGTCCTAGCAATCTGATCAATATAGCTACCGGACAGTATCGTGAAACACTACCAATCATTGTGCCAGAACAAACTTGTGTGATCGGAGACGAATTGCGTTCAACTAACGCAGGCCCAGCAGGCAGCTTGACTAACAGATCTGATGCAGGCTACAGCGTAGGTGCATTGACTAGATTGCAAACAGTGGTTGATCAGATCGTAAGAGGTGCCAACGTCACAGAAAGCGCTGGCAACACATCAGTTCAAAGTGCATCATTCCCATACGCTACCACCGACGAAGCAGCAGATGCATCACAGTTGGTCAGAATCATGCAGCATCAGATTGATTTCAAGATCAGTTCCACGTTCATGGTAAGTTCTGCTAATCCTACTGGATACAACTCCTCATTCTTAACAGGGTTTGGAGATGCTAGAACACTGCTGCGTGAAAACAAAGAATTTATCAAAGAAGAAATTACTGCGTTTTTAACAGTGAATTATCCTGCAGTGAAATACAGCAGAACCAAATGCAAACGTGATGTGGCATTTATCGTTGATGCCATGGACTATGATTTGACTTACGGCGGAACCTGGGCCACTCTAGTAGCTGGCACAGCATATTTTGACGGTGACAACAGCACAGCGTTACAGATTGACAGTACAGAAATTGCAGCCACAGTGGCTGCCTACGCTAGATTGAAAGAAATTGTGCAACAGATTATTGCCAACACCGGAGTAACAAAATCCACAGGCAATGCTGCCACACAGTGGACTGACAGCACAAACTTAACTGGAGGTTCTGCTGCTAATGCCACAGTGGGCTCATTAGTAGATATCATTACCAACATTATTCAAGGTGATTCTACTGAGTCTATAACTCCACAGATCACAGTAACCACCATAGCTACATCAAATACTTTAACTAGTAATAACCATGGATTAAGTGTAGGTGATGCAATAATACCGAGAGAAACTGGCAACGGATTAACCAACGGTATTAAGTATTGGGTAGTAGGCACAGTGAATACTAACACATTCCAACTTGCAGCCACATATGGCGGTACAGTGTTGACATCATTCATCGACGGCGCTGGCATTAGCATACCTGTGGAAGTTATAGACTATCCTACAGCAACCAACGGTGTAACTTCGACCACTGCATTGATAGCAGCCGCAGTGACACTAGATGCTGCACAAGAAACCATTGTTCAAAATGTTGTAGATGATTTAAATGCAGTGGCATGGCACACTGACTTTGTAGTAGATGAAACATCATTCACCTCAACAGATTTTAGAATCTACGTTGGTAAACATACTCTAGCACATACCTATGTCAGCGGAGGAATTGTAATTAAAGCCAGCGGAGCAACACTAGCAATCAGTAATTTTGTCTATAATAACTCTACTGGATATGCTATAGTAACTACTGCAACACACGGACTGGCAGCAGGTGATATCGTTAACATATCAAGCATCACTGTATCTTGCTTGTCATCAGGTGGCACAGCCTTTAATGCAATATTTCCAAATGCCTACAAAACTGACGGTGTCACTCCTAAGATTCAATATCTACAAACCAAGTGTATTAGAGACACTCGATTGATATTAGAAGCTGTGATGTTTGACTTTATGTTCAACAGCAACTTTAAAACTAGAGAAGCAGCATATAGTTATCTAAGAGCTACAGCAGTAGATGTATTTGTAGGCAACCAAAAAACCATTACTAGAGATGCATTATCCAATGCCAAGACAGAAGCACTAGCCAACGTGGGCGGCAATGCAACTGCACAAGCTCGTATTGAAACACTAATGACTATGGTAGATGACATAGTGTTTGGCGCTACCAATGAAGGCAGTCGTTGTGCCACAGGCAACAGAATGGTTGATTATGCTGTGTTGCAATTAGAGCGCAACAGATCATATATTGTGGCAGAAATCGATGCTTACATCGATTCAACATACACTACCACAGTCTCAGCAGCTACAGCGGCCACTGACTTGTTCACTTGCACATCAACAGCATGGATGACAAGAAACGCAGCTATAAGATTTACTGGCACAGTATTTGGCGGAGTAGATACTACCACAACTTACTATGTGCAGAATGTGGTTAGTTCAACTACCTTTAAGATTGCTACCACAAGAGATTCAAACACAGCGTTTGATATTGTCAGCGACGGCAGTGGTTCGATGACAGTGGCTCTGTTCTACAGCAGTACAGCCTGCCTCAGAGATGTCAACACCTACATCGATGCACTCAAATATGACTTGAAATATCCAGGCAATTACAAATCTAGATACGCAGCCAGATATTACGCCAACAGTGTAACAGGCAGCTTGGAAGAAGATATGTATTATCTCAGAGATGCTACCGGCGTTAGAGATCAAACTCTGCAAGGACTTACTGGAGATCTACTAGCACCTAATGAATTTGGTACTTCTAGAGTAAGTGCAGGAGCATATGCAAGTCTTGATCCAGGATGGGGTCCAGAGGATTACCGTACCTGGATCATCACACGTTCACCATATGTACAAGGTGTAACTACTCTAGGTACAGCTTGTGTTGGTCAAAAGATTGATGGCTCATTACACAATGGTGGTAACGATTCTATAGTCAGCAATGACTTTACACAGGTTCTAAGTGACGGTATTGGAGCATGGATCACTAACAACGGTCGTGCAGAACTTGTTTCGGTGTTTGCTTACTACAATCACGTAGCATACCTAGCCGAAAACGGCGGCCGTATTAGAGCTACCAACGGCAACAACTCATACGGTGATTTTGGTTCTGTGGCAGAAGGGTTTGACGCAACAGAAATCCCAGTTACTGGCGTAGTAGACAACCGACTAGCGTTTGAAGCCGTGATTGATCGGGTCATCACTGACGGGTCTGCCTTGATTCAAATAGAATTTCAAAATGCAGGTATAGATTACACAGAAGTCGTTTATACACTCACAGGCGGCGGCAGCGGACAAGTTGTTGAGATTGATGAATTCCGTGACGATGCTGTGTTTGAAGTTCGCATGTTGGATCTTGTTGAAGACAGTACGAATGCTCCAGAGGCCGAAGGCAATCTTGGTGGATTTGGATATATCACCAACTCCAACACCGCACAAGGTGGTACTTCTACTTCAGTTACTATCGCTGCCACAGACGGAGAATCCAGCACTGCTTACATAGGTATGAAAATTGTGCTCACAGGCGGAGCGGGAGTAGGGCAGTTTGGTATTATTAACACATATAATTCAGGCACTAAAGTAGCAGGGTTGATCAAAGAATCAGACGGTACAGCTGGATTTGATCATTTAATAGCAGGCACAGCCATTGTCAGCCCAGACGCTTCGAGTACCTACATCATAGAACCTAGAGTGACGTTCTCTGCGCCTGGATACACCAGCACAGCAGCCACACTACCAACCAGCGGTACTTGGAGTGCTGTGAAATATGGTGAAACTGCTGCGGTTTACACATCGGTCACAGGCACCTATGTAGGAAACGGCTCAGGAGCTACATTCACAGTGATACGCAATGGATGGAAATATACACCATCTGGACAGGGTGCTGGAACAGGTTATGCGAGATTACAGACTATAACCATACTAGGAACCAGTCTCGGCGGAACCACACCTAATAATGATCTAGTGATAACAATCACCGCAGTAAATTCTACCACAGGCGCTATCTTAGATTTTGATCACGCAGGTTATGGCATAGGTGGTAGATATGTGGCCCTAAGAAGCGGAAGCACTGTAGGCGCAACTTCAGAAGATGGTATTTTGTGGACCACAAGAGCCAGCTTGATGCCGAGCGGAGCGAACTGGTCAGCTATGACCGCAGGTTTGTTTGATGACGGTTCTTCTGCGGGCAAAATCAGCAGGTTTGTGGCGGTAGCAGGAACTAGTGCTAACACCACATCTGCTTACAGTGAAGATGGTATCACATGGACTGCTGCCAGTATGCAAACTTCTGCTACATGGGTGGGAGTGACGTTTGGTGCTCAAAAATTCGTAGCTGTTAGCAGTGATGTGACCACAGTGAGAATCAGCAGTGACGGTGAGAATTGGGATCAAACTGGTACATTAACTACCACTGGATTCACAGCTATTGCCTACGGCAAAAATAGATTTGTCGCAATCAAGAGCGGTACTAATGTGACTAATCATGCTACATCGACTACCGTTGCGGGAACATGGACTGCAGGAACATTGCCAAGTTCTTCAAATTGGAACAGCATTGCTTATGGTAACAACAGATTTGTTGCGGTATCCAACACTAGTGGTACCGTAGCTGCCTATAGTCTAGACGGCATCACTTGGACAGCCAGCACATTGCCAGCAACAGCATCATGGACCAAGGTCACATACGGCCAGGGAGTGTTCCTTGCTGTAAGCACAACCACAGCAGCAGCAACATCACCTGATGGAGTTACTTGGACCACAAGAACAACCAGCACAGCAGCAAGTGGATTCTCTGCAGTGACTTTTGGTAACAGAAATAGATACGGACAGTTTGTGGGAGTTGGGGGTGGTACCGGTGATGTAGCCACATATATCAGAACCGGAGCCACAACCAGAGGTCGAGCCAAAGTAGCAGCGAACAAACTGTTCCAAGTTAATATAACAGAACCCGGATCAGGGTACACTACTGTGCCAGACATCACATTCACTGATCCTAACAACACCTTCGAATCTCCTGTAACAGTGAGAAAGAACAGTGGAGTATTGGCCAATCCTAGCTTTGTAAACAGAGGCACCCAGTTTGTCACAGGCAGCGGTGAAGTTGATGTAGGCGACGGGTATTCAGAGTTGTTCCAATCTGGCACATTTGTGGCCAGTCGCAGACTCGCACAACGGCCTACACCGGGTTCCAATGTGGTATTCAGTCATTTGCCTAGCAGAGTGTTCAAGTTAGTAAATGTGATAACCTTCCTTGGAGAGAATGACGGATCGTATACAGCGTTTTTACAGCTCAGCCCTGCACTAACTATATCAGAAGCACCACCTGACGGCACAGCTATTACCATGCGTCTAAAATACAGCCAAGTTCGACTCACCGGTCATGACTTCTTGGACATAGGTACAGGTAACTTCATTGACACCAATTATCCAGGAGTACCATTGCAATCAGCAATTCCTGCAAATGAAACTGTGGAACAAGGTGGCGGACGAGTGTTCTTTACTGCCACAGACCAAGACGGTAACTTCCGAGTTGGTGATTTGTTTGCTATTGAACAAAGCACTGGCATTGCAACCTTGAATGCAGATGCGTTTAATATTTCAGGATTGCAAGAACTTAACTTGGGTAATGTTACACTAGGTGGCGGATCAGCTACGATCACTGAATTCTCAACAGATCCGTTCTTTACCGCTGATTCAGACAACATTGTGCCTACACAACGAGCTATCAAGGCGTTTATTGCTGGACAGATCGGTGGCGGTGGAGCTAGCTTGAACGTTAACTCCGTGACAGCAGGTAGTATCTTTATCAGCTCAAACGTGATAACTACGGTGACATCAGGGCCAATCAAGATGAATGCTACCTTTGAATTCAGAGGCGGAGTTATCGGATTACCAATAGCATTCAATTACTTTTTGAACTAAATATATACATGGAGAATAAATTATGGCAACAGGAAGACTAGGAGCAGCAAATCTATCAGCAGCGACCAATACCACAGTGTACGACTGTCCAGATAATACATTTGGAGTAGTAACACTCAGCATATGCAATCGAAGCGCATCGGCAGTTACCATCCAAGTGGCAATTTGCCTTGCGGCAACCGCAGCAACCCCCGACCCTTCGGAGTATATCGAATTTGATGTTAGTCTAGCTGCCAAGGGTGTGCTAGAACGCACAGGTATTGTTATGGCTGCAGATCAAAGATTAGTGGTCCGCTCAAGTGCTACAAGCGTGAATGCTGTGGTCTACGGTATCGAAACATCAACAGCTTAATATAAGGATAAGATCATGGCAAGAAAAATCAATAGCGGACTTGTAGGTAGCCCTGCACTAGTAGGAACTATTCAAATTTCGCCCGACAATGCCTTGTCCACAGCTGCGGATCAGAATATTACTCTCAGTCCAGGCGGTACAGGAATCGTTGTTTCTACTGTAGATATTCAGTTAAATGCACAGACCGATTTGCGATTTGCAGATAGCGATAGCTCAAATTGGGTGGCTTTCCAAGCTCCGGCAACAGTTGCAGCTAATTTAACTTGGACACTGCCTGCTGCCGACGGCACAGCTGGTCAGGTTCTCACAACCAACGCATCCGGTACTCTGAGTTGGACATCAAAATCTGTTACACTCACTGATGAAACAGCATCTGCTTCTACCCATTATCCTTTGTTCACCGCCAGTTCATCAGGTACTGTGACTGGTATAAATGTGTCAACTACCAAAATGACGTATCAACCAAGCACTGGCAGAATGACTTTAGCAGGTGCTCAGACTGCGAGCAACACCACTAGTGGAACATTGGTAGTTACTGGCGGAGTTGGTATTAGTGGCGCACTGTATGTAGGCGCAGACATATATTCATATGCATCGTCAGATATCAGACTAAAAGAAAATCTTTCGAAGATTGATAACAGTCTAGAAAAATTGTTAAAAATATCAGGGTACGAGTATCACTGGAATAAAATTGCGCAAGAAATGTACCCAGAACGCACCATGCAGGACGTGGGAGTTATTGCTCAAGAAGTAAAAGAGATAGTACCATCGGCTGTGGTTGAAAGAGAAGACGGCTACCTTGCTGTGAGATATGACAAACTAATTCCCTTGCTGATAGAAGCTGTCAAGGCGCTAAAAGCAGAAATTGAAGATATGAAAAGAGGGATGTAATAATGCCAGTACAGTTATCGAATTGCGGAATTATTTTTGCCAATGGTCAACACAAGTGCCGCATTGAAGAACGCAATGAACTATACGTATGGAACACCAACAACTGGACACCAGAGAATGGCGGTCGTTGTTGCGCTTGGGCAGTACCCGCAGGCGTTACTTCAATCAGATTTGAAATATTGTCAGGTGGTGGCCCAGGCGGCTCGTCAGGTGGTGACTCAGATCACGGCACCGGCGGTCAAGGCGGCAACTACGGCTCAAGAACACTGCAAAAATCAGTGAATGGATTTACAGATGGCACAGTATACACGGTGTGTGCTGCTGGATCATCAAACTGTAGCTGCTGCTGTTCATGTAATCAAAATTGCCGTCATGGATGCACCAGCTTTGTCAATGGCACTGGCCTCAGCAATTTCTGTGCTATTGGTGGCATGGGTGGATCGACCAACTGGGACATGATCTCTAACTGTTATAACTGCCATATTGGCAATGTTCAATGCAGCGTGGGCAACTATAATGCTGGTTGGGTTAACCAAGTTTGTGATAGTCCAGTATACGGATCTGATGTATGTTTTAGAGGAACATCTGGGTCATATAATCATCAGTACAACTGTTGTGCTGATGCGTTCTCAGTTCAAGGCTCACCAAGCGGTCCGTTTTTTGCAGGACACGGAATTGGCAGCAAACATCGCTGCGTAGGCAATCTGGCCTGCTGTTCATCACATGCAGCTTTCCCAGGTGGCGGCGGCGCAGGACACGCAACTGACTCAGTTAATGCCTGCTGGGGCAGTTTTGGCGCAGGTGGCCTTGTTAGAATAACATATATCTAAGGAGAAATTAGAAAATGCCAGTACAATTATCAAACGTTGGTATCGTTTATGGCAATAGCCAACACCAATGTAAAATTGCAGAACTCAATGAACTATACGTATGGAACACCAACAACTGGACACCAGAGAATGGTGGTCGTTGTTGCGCTTGGACAGTGCCTAACGGAACAACATCTATAAAATTTGAAATACTATCAGGTGGTGGCCCAGGTGGCTCATCAGGTGGTGACTATGATCACGGGTGTGGCGGTCAAGGCGGAAATTATGGCGTAAGAACATTGACCAAGTCAGTGAATGGATTTACAGATGGCACAGTATACACAGTGTGTGCCGCAGGATCGTCAAACTGTAGCTGCTGCTGTTCATGTAACCAAAATTGCCGTCACGGATGCACCAGCTTTGTCAATGGCACTGGTCTCAGCAACTTCTGTGCCATTGGTGGCATGGGTGGGTCAACTTCATGGGACATGATCTCACAATGTTATAACTGCCACATTGGTAACGTTCAATGCAACGTGGGCAACTACAATGCCGGTTGGATTACCAACGTGTGTAATGACCCAGTATACGGGTCCGATATGTGTTTTAGAGGAACCTCTGGATCATACAATGCTCAATATGACTGCTGTGCTGATCACTTTTCTGTTGCAGGATCACCGTCTG